TAGATATAAATAGTTTTAATGGAACCAACAGAAGCAATAACGATATTATCTAAGCTATGGCCTATCTTTGTGGCCTTCATAATGTTAATTGTGGTTCTCGCTCAATCGCATTATCGAATCAAGGTGCTAGAGGAGAAGGTTAAAGTTGCGTTCGAATTAATTAATAAGCTCACTAACAAAAAATAAACTCACTTAACTTTTATAGCCATTTAACTTTGCGGGTATAAACCGTAAATAAAATGTTGGACGAAGGAAAAAAGAAAGATGGAAAAAATTTTTATGATAATAATATTTTGTATAGGCGTAGATTGCCAAGGTGTCTGGCAAGAGTCTACTTACAATAGTATGGCGAACTGTGAAGCGGCGGCTCCTATGGTAAAAGAGTACTTTTCATCTACTTTTCCTGAATCCAGAGGTGAGATACATTGTGTTAATGAAAAAGCCTTTGTTGAATGGAAAGCATGGCTAGAATCAGGCAATAAACCTGTATTAGATATGGATTTAAATGCATTGGGGAACAACTAATGGATTTTATAGATTTGAAAAATAAAACCTGGCTACTAATTTTCATAGGGGTAATGTTTTTAGCATTACTCCAAGGGTGTGTTACACCCACTAATCTTACTAATACGTCCTCTAAATCAAATACTATAGCTAATATAGGGTTAATAGGCGAAGTAATAGGATGTGTCTTCGCACCACAAGATCCTAGCTGTCAAAAAGAGCATTACAATCACCCTGCTCCTACAAAATCACCTTAGTAATACAATTAAAGTACTCTTGATCCGGTGGCATATTCACCATTAAAGCGGTAAATACTGCTAATAGGGTCAAACGGACAGGTAAATGAAAAAGAAAACGAGATCAATATTAGATGATTTGCATAGTATTCATAGAGTCAAGGATACTGAAGCATTTCTTGAGACTACAGGTAGCAACATTATAGAAAGTGCTGTTAACTTGTTGGACGTCATCAATAGAAACTACCCTCCAGAGCAGGCCCAAGAATTAGAGAGAAGATTTATTAATTCTATAAAGAATGGTGAATCAAAAAAATTTAAGGTCGGCATTAAAAAGATCATAGAGGGTAAGCAAGATGAGTCAAATTAATGAAGGCGGAAACATATTCAAAAATCCCACTGGCGAACCCGCAACACAAAGAATTAATCAAGCAGACGTAGACCCAACAATTGCCTGGCTAGAAAAAATTACAGGTTTACCCTTACAATCAAACAAATTAGGAACTACAGGAACGTCTCCAACAAGTGGAGATATAGATGTTGCTGTAGATCAATCTAAAATTACAAAAGACCAATTAGTATCAAAATTGACACAATGGGCTCAAGCTAATAAGCAAGACCCGTCAAAATGGATTAAGAAAAGTGGTATTAGCGTTCATTTTAAAACACCTATAAAAGGTAATGTTAAAAATGGATTCGTACAAACTGACTTAATGTTCGGTGACCCAAATTGGATGTCCTGGAGTTTGAAAGGCTCAGCTCCAGGCTCCAACTATACTGGTGCAGATAGACACGTATTCATTGCTAGTATTTCTAAAGCACGAGGATACAAATGGAGTCACAAGAACGGTTTATTAAAAAGAGATACAAACGAACCTGTATCTAAAAATCCTGATCAGATAGCAAGTTTATTATTAGGTAGAAATGCTAAAGGATCTGATCTTGATAGTGTAGAAAATATTCATAAAATGATTAGAGGTGCATCTGACTATAACGAATTAGTTGCAGACTTTAGAGATAGTCTTGCAAAAATAGGAAAAACAATGCCTGAACACGTTATCGAAGGAAGCCCTATATGGTTTAAAGGTTTATTAACAAAAATGAATTTTAACTTATGAAACTAGTAGAATTTAAAAAAGTATTTGGTAAGTGCAAGACACCTATAATGGAAGCAGGAGGTAGGATTGACCATGCTGAAGACCTTGTATTTTGGAATGGTAGTCAAGGAGCCTTAAATGCTATAAGACAATTAGAAGGATTAGCTAAAAATACTAATAACCTTACAATTAAATGGGATGGTTCTCCAGCAGTAGTATTTGGAAGAAATCCCAATGGTGAATTTATTTTTACAGACAAAAGTGGATTTCACGCACAAGGATATGATGGAAGAGCAACAAACTCTGCTGACTTAAAAGGAATGATTAAAGATAGAGCAAAGAAAAATCCTTCTAAAACAGATTCATATAAAGCCTACGCAGATAAAATTGTTCCTATTTTTAATACAGTAGCAAAAGCAATTCCTAATAAGTTTCAAGGTTATTTTAATGGTGATATGTTATATTTTGCAACACCAGATCAATCTAATGGCAGATATATTTTTAAACCTAATGTAGTAGAATATAGTGTTGATGTTAAAAGTGAACTAGGTAAAAAAATTGGACAAAGCAAAGCAGGTGTTGTTGTTCACAATATGATGAGTGAACAAGGAAGAATTATGCCAATTAAAGACCTTGATAGATATATTCAAGGACGTGGATTATTTGTAATTCCGCCAACTACTGTAAACAAGAAAGTAGGTGTAGATACCAACGCACTAAACAAAATAAAAAATGTAGTAAGTCAAAATGCTACTTTAATAGATGCTTTATTAGACAAAAACAAATTAGCTAGTATGAAACTAACTGATCTACCTAAAATATTATATGCATATACTAACGCAAAAGTTGACCAAGGACTTCAAAATTTAGGTAGTGACTTTTCTAGATGGTTATTAACTAGTGCAGTTAGTGAACCAAAGAAACAAAAAATTATAGAATACGTAAAACAAAATATTAATGGCTTTGTTGCACTTTGGAATACTGTTAGTGGTATAATGAATGCTAAAGATAATATTATAACCCAACTAGATACTGCACCCGGAGATGTTCAAGCATCTATAAATGGTAGACCCGGTGGGGAAGGTTATGTTTTGGGCGGTATAAAACTAGTTAGAAGATCTGGGTTTACTCAAGCCAATAGAGCAATAAATAAAAGATAGGAGATTAATATGAGATTTAATGAATTTAGAGACCCTGCTGATTTAGAACCAGCATATGACAAAGACTTTAAACAGGACTCTCTGTTCAATCAATTAGGAAAAGTTTTAGATAGTCAAGGCAATCCTAAACCGCTAGACACAGTAACTACAGACGATAATAAACAATTTAAAGTTACAGTAAACCAAGCTCAAACATTAAGAGATTTAATGACATCCAATCAAATTAAACCTGCCTTAAAAGGGAAATTTACTAAAGATGTACAAAATTCAAATACTCTTGCTAAATTTTTATCAGCACCAGATATGATAACACTATTTGGACAAATGTACATGAACGTAGATGATGGTGGTGCTCAGGATGAATCTTTGTGGGTAGGAGGCAGTGGAAAAGGACCAGGAAAAAGCCGTGGACCATATAAACATAGAAATAGAAGAAAAGGGCCTCCCGCTATTAAAGGTGGCCCAAAAACAGGACCTACGGCAAATGTAGCAACCGCAGGTGGCGGAGTTAGTCCTTAAAGATGTGCATAAGATACGATAGATATAAAGGGTGGATAAAAACATTACCCAAAAAAAGAAAAAGTAAGAATACAGTAGAACATTGGATCCTTCCAGAAAGCATTGGCGGAACAGATGCAAAAAATAATAAAGTATGGATGACATATGAAGATCATATTACAGCACACAAAAAACTTGTACAATGTTTTAAATCTCCTAAAAGAGATAAAATGGTAATTGCTTTAAATGAGGTATTAAATTAATGTTAGACACAATTGGAGTTCCATTTATTAGTGACATATATGAAGCGAGAATGACTCGTAATAAAAATGACGCTAAAATACTGACTTATACAGACTGTACTGAAAGATTATATCTAACTATTCTTATCTTAGAATTATTAAGCAAATATAAAACATATAAACATTTTGCAAAAGCATATGCTAAAAGTACAACAACTTATTCTAGTTACAAAAATTTTAGAATGAATGGTACTGACCTATACAATTTTATATATTTTGTTACAGGCGACGCAAAAGCAATGAACAAATTAAAAGACCCCACAAGTGCTATGGGAAAAAGAAAAGCTACTACACTTCCTACCATGGCTTTGAATAGATACCTATCTAAATTAGCAATTGGATCTACAAGTACCGACACTCAAATATTTACTAATTTAGAATCTGCTTTACAAATTAGAAATAGTGATTATAAAGCAGTTAGAAGAGACCTAACAAATTATACTAGTTTAACGCCAACAAGTCGTAAAAAAACAGTTACTAGATTACTTCATGCCGCTAGAGCAAAATTAAGAAGTAGTGATATTATTCAACACTTACAAAGATTAGTTACAGATAAAAATTTAGAAACAGGATTAGTTAAAGATAATGAACCTAAAGTTAGTGTACCTGATATAGGTGTAGAGGGCAGAGATCTTTCTATGTACAGATATCTTACTGGAACTAAAAGTATAGTTGCATTAAAAAGATTTATAGAATTAGCATTAACAGGAAAAACTATACCTAGTACAATAGTTTCCGCATATCTTCCTGCAATTAAAATAATAGATGATATTGTTAAATCAGGACCAGGAAATGTTGCAATTTTAAAAGGATTGCATCAAAGATCCCTAAAAACACGTCGAAAGTAATATTAACACACAATTTTCAACCCATTCGCACTAAATAAATGCAATACACAGTCTACGGAGTGTAGACTGCCAATAAAGAGAAAAGAATATACAAATATTGGCTGAAAGTGATCATACAAACACATTCACATATATTGTTAATCTTTTCTTTAATAAAACGGTAACGAACTAACGTCCAACCTGTCCGTTGAATTTTAGGGAGTTACTATTTTTTAAAAGGGAGACAACAAATGGCTAAATTAGCAAGAACTAGCGGCTTCGGTGATTTTTTAACAACTGGAGGCGTAAGAAGTACAGCTAACCTAGGTGCATTTTTAATCGACGCAGGCGGAGACCTTCGTGGTGAAGATGATGCGGCTAGAGAAGCAATTGAAGTTATCCTTGGTGAAGTACAACCATTACTATACAGCATTGAAGACAACGCAAACGGAAAAATGACTGTAATAGTAGATAATTCGCAAACTGACGCAACTGATTTACAAAGACGTCTTAGAGCATTAGACACAATAGGTCCTAATGACTATGACATATCAGGCGCAACAGTTGCCGCGGCATCTACACTAGTAGCGGCGTAATTCACGCTAATAACTTTAATAAGGTTTTTGGGGTGTTCTTACTGGGCACCCCAGAACATTGTTAAAAATTTATAAAAAGGGAGAAAACAAATGGCAGTAATATCAGGAAGTAAAGACATTACAAACCCTAATGGCGTAGAATTTTTATCGAAAGATATTGATTTTTACAAAATTACAGGTGCTACAGGAATTCACACTGCTCCAGAAGGTGCATCTTCAGTTTTTCACAAAACTGTAAGAGCTATATCTGGCGAAGCGAATATCGTAGTACTTGGTACACCAGCGGCTAATGACCTAGTAGTAGGCTTAGAAGGTGGTTACGAAGGTAATGGAAGTACAGGTGCGGCGGCGACTTTAAAGGCGCTTATCGACACTGAGACTGGTGCAACAGTTACGGTAGCGGCAACGACTATCAGTGGCGACACTTGGTCTTAATAATTAATTAATATTTTATAATATTAATTTTTAACATTTAATCTACGGAGCGTAGATTAAGTCATTTAAGAGAAAAAAGGAGAAAACAAATGGCGACAGTAACAAGAGTTAATCCAGCGTCTGAGGCGGTGGACTTTAACAACACAGGAAGAAATCTAGTGCATATGGATATCGCTTTCGCGGCGGCTGTTAATGCTAAATTAGGACCTAATTCAGCAGTTAAGGCAACACTAGAAGCTATTTCTCAAATTACAAATATAGTATTGGCTGGCCCACTTCACAACACAAACGCAAATATGTCAATTGCGGTTGAAGGTGATTTTGGAACAGATACTTATGATGGAACAAATTCTGAAACTTTAGCGGCTCACTTAGAAGATGTAGTGAAGGCTTTAGGAACAGTTGATTCTATCAATTTGGGCAATGCAACTGTTACAGCTAAAACATACGTGCTGTAATTTAAAATAAGAATTAAACTTTTTAGATTCTCAGAATTAAGGGTGTTCAAGAAATTGAGCACCCTTTTTTCATCTATAATAAGTACAATTAGCTTATGAGAAGAAAAAGTGTATGAGATTTAAAATTTTGTCATTAATTGACATAA